CGCCTATTCCGCATTGACGCTAACAAACAGTTAGTGGACGTCAACCTGCCCCCGGGATGGAATGATAGCGAGGGCAACCAGATCACTATCGAAACGATAGACCAAGGCAAGTACGACAAAATTATCCCGCGGATGGGTATCCAGCCGGCGCGGGTCACTTCGAGTGCCGCAGCGGCGGCGTCAATCGAAGGACCATTCGCGCACCCGGATCGCGGGGCGGGGGCAGATGCTAGCTCCCAGAACTCGCTCGGGTCGATACCGAGCGATATAGCGGAAGACGGCAGTCTCCCGCTTGAGTTCCTCCTAGAGGAGGAAGAATAATAACTAGGCGCTTCGCTGTAATAATCCTAGTTATTATTCTTTATAGGGGAGCTGGAACACTTGGATTACTTGGAACTTGTTTACGCTACACGTCGTCGTCCGAGACCGGACTTTCTTGAATAGGGGCCTCATTAAACTTATCGGCCTGAGCGGGTCCACTGACCGGGTTGATACCGGAACTCGAAGTAACAACAGCAGAACCGCCTCCGGCGAGCGGGACACCGCCACCGAGATGCTGCTCGTTAACACCCGGCGTGCTAGTCAACCACGACCGGCGAAGCATACGGAGTGAACTAAACCGGACCCTGTATCTGATATTTACGGTAGCCCGCATAGACACAGCGTCAACAAACGTATCACCGGCACCCGGTAGGCGCCACGTATTAGCGCTATCGGGATAATACACGATAAGCTTCCAGTGGTACTTAGCGACAGGGGGCTTAGCCACGAACCCTTCACGAGGGTTAAAAGTGACACCACCAATCTCATACGGGTGATCACCACAATGCGTAGTAAGCATATCGACCATACGGTCGCCACGACTGTTCGTCGCGGTATCACTCACATCGTTATACGTGATAAGGCTTCGGAGATACCCGGCAGACGGTGCCTGGTATAGGCCGATTAGCGTAACAGTCTTAAAGGCAGCCTTATCCCGGAGGTACGGGACAAATTTAAGTGGAGCCTTAAACCGCTCGAGATACTCGGTATAGGTCTGGGGAAGGATAATAGGGTTCAGGCTATTAACCCGAATAAGCCCAACATACAAACCGGGCGGGAACTTCTGAGTGAGTGCAGCACTAGTGGCGACCGGGTACTGCCGTGCCGGCAGATCGCCTCCACCGTTATAGGTATCAACAACATCAACGCCCTTCTGGTCGTATTCACCTGCGGGGAGCAAGCTCTGGGCATACCCATCACGGGTAGCGAACGTCACAGTAAACTTAGCAGATGACCGTAGCACTTTAGCTTTACGGTAAAGCAGGGCATACTGGTCATAGCCTAGCGGCTGATGTGGCTGGTTACCAACCACATTAACAAAAGTAGTGACACCAGCTTGACCAGCATCCACAAAACCGGGGTCGTTACAACTAAAAGCGGCGAGTCCGGGACACTCGAGGTATGTCCGCGGGACGGTCGGGGACTCGACGATGTTCGTTCCCGGACGGATGTCCGAGATCGAGTCGACATACTTAAGCGTCGTCGTACTGGTGCGGGGGAAACCCTGTGTAAGCTTCGTACGCCGGGTTGCGGTTTTACGCTTCTTAAAGCGCGCGACAAGGCGGCGGCGGCGAGTAAGACGCCTTTTACGAAAGCTAGAACGGCGCCCACGACGCGGGACACGAGTTCGGCGCTTAAGGGGCATGGGTCGGAGATGGTGCTGGGGTATGTTGTTTTTAGAACTCTTGGAACAGGACAGTTTACGGAAAGGTTGGGGGAGGCCAGTCAATATATTAAAACCGCCTTCGGCCCCCCTAAACGGGCTCCGCCGCCTCGCTATCCCAGGGGTCACCTAACGCGCCCGGATTGTTGCGCCCCTACGGGTTAGGGGCGCCGGGCGCGTACCGCGCTTTGTTGCGCCCCTAACCCGTAGGGGCGCAACAATCCTCCCCGCGCTCCCGCGGGGAGGACTGCTCGGGGACATATTTACGTTACAACTGGCGATTATACCTCCGGTGGGGTACGTGGCTGGAACATTTGGACTACTCAGACCAAATCAACCCGACGCCAGATTAATTTACTACGATGAGCTCAGCCGTCACCGGTTATGACCTCACTATCTGGTGTTCCGTCGAGGGGCATGGCGAGATATTCTACGAGAGCGTAGAGTGTTTCCTGAAGCGCATCGCCAAGCAGTGGGTTTTCCAACAGGAGACCACGCAGATGGGAAAGCTGCATTATCAGATCAGACTGCGCCTCAAAGAAAAGCGGCGTCTCACGCCCTTTATCAGATTCTGCCATCAGAACGAAGAGGGTATACCGAAAGGTGCTTTTGGCTGTATATCTATAACCAGTTCAACAGTTCACAGTACTAGTGATTTCAACTATGTGATGAAAGAAGACTCTCGGGTCGATGGACCGTGGCGAAACGACAAGCCGGTTAAACGTAAAACGGCACAACTTCTGGAGTTCGAGTCACTCGAAAAGTATCACTGGCAAAGTGACGACGGTATAGTACGCTTTTTTCACAAAGTGGACTTCCGTAAGATCTATATCATTTTGGACCTTCACGGTCATAGTGGCAAGTCTATTATGGCAGAGTACCTGGAGTTCCACTTTGACGCTGAGGAGCTACCACCGCTACGCGATATGAAGGACCTGATGCAAGCAGTGATGGGACTGGACAAGCGTAAAAACTACATCATCGATATGCCACGCGGTATGAAGAAGGATCAACTAGCCGGTATGTATAGCGGCATCGAATGTCTCAAGAACGGTATAGCGTACGATACTAGGTACGCTTTCAAGAAGCAGCGGTTTGATAGGCCGAACATATTCGTGTTCACGAATCAACTACCCGATGTTCGCCTACTGACTGCGGATAGATGGCGCCTATTCCGCATTGACGCTAACAAACAGTTAGTGGACGTCAACCTGCCCCCGGG